AGTGGTTATGGTTTTGCTGCAAAAATTGCACACACTTCTTACGGCCCAGTTGAAAATATCAAAATTGTTAATAATGGAGATCAGTATATTACTGGGGAAACAATTGAGTTTCAAAATGGTAATACATTAGGTTCATACGCTATTGGACAAATTAGTTCTATTCAATCTGTTAAAAATAATTTTAGTGTTTCGTTTTTTCAAAATCCAGAAAGTTTAGAATATCCAGTCATGTCATTTGATATTGGACTGTCTGGTTATGATTTTGGCCCAAGAGCTCAGAATCCAACAGTTACAATAGAGAATATAGATTATCTCTATGATGATGTTTTTTATCTATATGACTATGAAGACATTTATAATAGAAAAATCACACATCAGGCCCAAACATTTTTTGCCGCTGTCAAAGATTATAAAACTGGGGAGTTGAGTTCGACTTATAGAAGTTCTATAACTCCAGTCGAAGATCCACCATTCATAATTACAAATTTAAACGAGGGCGACCCCACAGAATATAGATTAAGAACAGACTTGGAGTTTCAAGTTACATCTGTAAATGAATTTGGTGGTATTACTGGAGTTTCAATCACAAATAACTTAGCAAGTCCAACCAATGTTTTCCCACAAGTCGCAGATGTGAGAAATCAAATCGCAACTTACCATCAGGGAAGGGGTGTTGGTGCGTTATTTGATGTTACATATCTTGATAATGTAATAACTTCTGTCACTTTAGGAAGTCAAGATAATTCTAAACATTATGTTCCTGGCGATTTTATTAAAATTGACGGTGAACAATTTTATAATGGTGTATCTGGTGTTCACGATATCTTTATAAAAGTATTAACAGTCACAGGTGGCGCAGCCTACTTAAATCTAGACGCATCTTCATACACTACAACCTCTAGAATTGGTTCTGGTGCCGTGTGGGATATTGATACAGACGAACCAACTTATCCGCAAAATCTTTCTGTTCTTTTGAGTGATGCAAATGGTCAAGGAATTTTATCACCAACCACGAATTATATTGTCGGTGATAAATTTACAATTTTGGGTTCTGTTGTAGGTGGTACTGACGGAGAGAATGACATAACAATTACCGTTACACAAGTCAACGATGAAGGACGAATTGAAGATTTTGAAGTTTTTGCTAATCCAATAGGTGGACATATATCAACATTTGAAGTTTTAAATCCAACAACTCCGATGCCAGATGGATATTCATATTACTACGCACCACAATATACCGCTTCTACTCAAAATGGCGGAACTTCTGGTACTGGTGCAATATTTAATTTTATTAGAAGAGATGGAACAACATATTATGTAACAAATCCTGCATCAAGATTTAATGGAATTAACTATTCTGTTGGCGATTCAATTACAATACTTGGTAGTGAATTGGGAGGTGTTGATGGAATCAACGATCTAGTTTTTGATGTAATTAAGATTGACGATAATGGTGGCATATTACAGATTGGAAATATTACTGGTACGGCGATTAATTCATCACCAGAAAATCTAAACAAAAATGAAAATCTAGTTAGTGTTATGACCAATGGTTATGGTGCAACTTTTGACATTAACATCAATAATGGTGTGTATACTGTTACACCAAATCAACCAGGCGCTAATTATCTTGAAGGACAAAATTTTAAGATTAAAGGTTATAAGTTAGCGCACCAATACTTAAAAGAAGGATTTAAGGCGGGACTTGCAAAAGTTGGAGATCACGCATTATACACAGATTATGGATGGTTGAGAAGTGATAACATCGATCTAAAATTTGATACTGAATTAACTAATAAAGAACTGACAATAGATTTTTGGTATTTTAGAAAATCTATTTCTATTACAGATATAGATTCGCCTGGCGGCGTCATCTTTGCAATCAATAGTGAAGATGGTGGAACTCAGCATTTAACTCTTTGGCAAAATTATGATGGTACTATTGATTTAATCGATTCTTCTGGTAATACGCTTGGCGCAAGGTCAGTACCATTTGGAGAATGGAACCACATTGCAGTTTATTTTTCTAACAACGGAACTTCTATCTATTTGAACGGACAGTTAGAAAACACGATTCCTGGCGTCAATATGTTAAATTATAGTACAAACTCAAATTTCTATATTGGCGCAAGACAAATTGTAGATGGAAATTCTTTAGTAATTATGAATGATTATACTCTAGGTTTCTTTGGTGCATTTAGAATGACCAAAGGAGAAAGATATATTGCTAGTTACGAATCCAATATTAATTTAGAAGGAGATCCAGCAGCAGTCGAGGCTGCATTTGATGATTGGTACAGATTTTCACATTCTGGTGCATCATCATACCAAGCAACCCCCAGTGACTTGTCTGCATGGATTTATAACTCTAGTACAAATAGTATCGAATGTACTGCAAATACATCTAGTTTTACTGGTTTTATCGGCCCAACTCCTGCAACAAACTTAGAATTTGAATCTGTTTTGTCAAGTACTTCAAGTGACGATGATACACTTGCACTTATTATTGGATTTGTGACTAATGGACTTCAGCCGACAGACGCTGGATATAAAGAATATACTTTGAGTGCAGTCAGAAATATGGGTGGAACTAATCCTTCAGTCGGTTGGGGATTAGTATATAATTATCTACAAGATGATCAGATTATTCTTGAAACTTCAAATGTACCATTTATTTCTGGTGGATGGAGTGCAAATGGTGCCACAAAAGTAAAAGTAATAAAAAATGGTGCAAATGTATATGCAACTACTTCTCAAAATGGGTCAACTTCTTTAGATTCCTCAACTACACTTTATGTCGATTTAAGTACAAATCCAGTCTTAAATAAATTTGAAGGTGCAATCCAGTGGGGATTTGGCGCACATAGTCAAGATGCTGCAAACTTTTCATTGTTAGATGCATCGGGGTCATCTACTGGTGTTACAATAGAAGACAAAGGAACACAGAATCCTGTTTCTGGTAATGGAATAAGTCCAGAACATGTCAATCCTGTTCCCTTTAGACAAGATATTAGACAATCATCCAGATATTTGGAACGAGTTGATGCCGTTGGTGGAGAAACAGTTGTTGAATTATTCTATGATGCTAATGCTGCGGTGAACATATTCAAAGTTACAGATAGTATTATCGCCCCAGAAAACATTCCAGATTCGTTTCCAACAAATCCTATAGATCGGTTGATTTGGGAGTGGGCAGACAATTATTATATCTGGATTGATGGTTTGTGGAAAAATTATGTCGAAGTTGACCCATCTGAGTATAATGCAACAACTGGTACTGCGATAACCTTTACTAGTCCGTTGGGCGCCGGTGATATTATATTGATTAGATATTATGGTGCATTATCAGACAGACTTGAATATGTTATATTCAATAGTGAATCTTTGGTAGAGCCAAATAAAATAAGATTGAGAAAGTGGGTAGATAATCCTCAAACTCTTGATGACACTATGGCGCAATATCAATTGCCTGACGCCCATACACTGACTGTTGAATGGGAAGAAATTCCAAAGTCTGGTATTGAGACTACTAGACTTATTACAGGTGGTGAGGGTTATATTAGATATCCATATGGAAATGTGGCAAGAGAAACTTTGTCATACACTTCTACTGGTAAAAATGGAGTTTTGCGAGGACTTGGAAAAGATATTGGTAAAATTAATAGACTAGAAATATATTCAAATCCATTTAGAGAAGATTTTGATGGATTTGGAGTTGGATATGACACACCACCAGAAATTGATTTGAGTAGTTATGGTAACGGCCAAGCGTCTATTAAAGTATTAACTGGGCCTCTATGTGTTCGTGAAGGTGTTTATGTCAATCAACAAGGATTTATTTCAGATGATAATCGTATTCATGATGGATATCTATGGCAGGATTACTCTTATGTTGTAAAAGTAAACAGATATATTGATGAGTGGAGAAGAATCGTTAAGAAGATTATTCACCCCGCTGGATTGATGATGTTTGGAGAATTTACTACTCTAACTAAGGCTTCTGTAAGAAAAGGACTTGGAGTTGCATATCGTGAACTCATGTTTGAAATTATTAAAAATGTTAATTTGAGAATGCGAAATATGGATGGTAGTGGGAGTTGGACATATTCTACTGCACAACAAACTGACATCAATGATTTAAATTCTCATGGTTATTATTTTGTATATGATAATCGTCAACTTAGTATTGACAGTGAAATTGATGGCCTTTATCAGGGCGTAGGAACTGGAGAAATATCTGATGATACAGTTGGTGCAGCAACATTAGATAGTGGGTCTGGTAGATATGCATTATTAGATGAAAATGGAAATAATGCTTTGCGTTGGTCAGATGTAAAGAAAATTGCAATCAACTACAAAGATGCGTATGGAAAAGATTATGGGCACTATTGGTCATCTAAAATACTTGGTAACACATTTACAATATATGATACATCTGATGAGAGTATGACTAATGATGAATGGATAAATGTAAGACCTTGGGCAAAGTATGTTGTAGAGAGTGTGGAACTAGACCCTGATTATCTTGACAGAATTGCAGTTTTTGATGTGAAGATTATTCAGTCTTATAGAGAACTTCCTTCTACCGCTCCTCAAAATAGAGTCGAGTTTAGATGGGACAATATTTGGCGTGGAAATGTAAACAGACAACCAAACTATTGGGTTGGTGCTATTGCAGATGGTGCAAATCCAAGAGATGAAAAAATGGTGATAAATATAACAGGTAAGTATATGTTCTATAAAAACTATACTGGCGACCTGCCTACATTGCACACCACATACAGGTCACTAGAAAGGTTTAAGTTTTACTTTACTTCCAGATTCCCTTGGGAAAGGTTGAGACCATTACTATTTAGTCCTCAGAGAGAAATGGATAATTCTCCATATCTGATAAAACGACCAATTGTAAATGGAAATGGATTGACTCATATTCCTGCAAAGGCAGAAGGCCTTGGGATTTGGTATCACTTACCAGTGGATGCAACAGATAATGATTGGATTGCAAATACAGACGGAACAGATCATAATTGGAGAAATACTGTAATTGAAGACATTGTAAAACTTGCGGATAACAAATATCGTGCAGTTTTAGATTCGTTTATTAATATTTCGCCTGTATTTTTAATAATGAGTGAAGAAGAACCAGATATCCCAACTAGAAAAAGACTGGGCCCTACAAATTTAACAATTGAGAGAATAAAATTTAATGATAGATTACAGTCAGGACTTGATTATAACGTAGATAGAATTGACTATGACGAAAATTTATTAGACTTGAATACTTTTATAAAGTATCAGGCAGAACATATTCACGATAAGTCAAATGTCGCACCAGAATCGTCTATTGTACTGTATAATACGAATCCAACAACAATTGAAGAATTAAATGAACAGATTGTTCTGAAAGACTAAAAAATAAATTATAAATAGTATAAAATTCATGACACTAAAAAGGTAAAAAAATGGCAGCGATTATTACAAACAAATTAAGAATTTTCAATGCAATGGAATTCTTACAATCAATTAACAGATCCGCACCTAATTGGAAACCTAACTATACCTATGCAGAAGGTGATGTTGTGGTTAACAACCAGAACTCATTTATTGCACTAGGAAATATTAGTGGCACTTCCACAAGTGGTGTTTCTGCTGGTGATGGGGATGGTCCAACACCAGATACTCTCCAAGATGGTACTGTACAGTGGGCCCATCAAGGACAATCGGTTTACAATATGCTTTATATGGCAATCGGTAAACAAACTCCTTGGTTAAATGATTCAAACCCACCAACACCAGAAGATTCTATTGGTTACTCGTATAGATTTAAATACGATACAATTGCACTTAAGAAAGTCAACTACAGTGATATGACTCTTGCAATTCCAAGAATTAACTGGACTTCTGGAAGAGTGTACACTATGTACGAACATGACAATCCAGAAGAAATTATTCCAAATGGATATGTAATTGTTGCATCTGGAAATCAATTTAACGTTTATAAGTGTATTAATAACCAAAAATATGATGCTGCTGCCCAAACGGTGACTACAGTTGCTTCAACAGTACAACCATCAACTACTGGAACTGAAATTGAAGAGACTGCAGATGGTTATAAGTGGAAGTTTATGTATGCAATCGACCTTCAAGATTCTCTTAAGTTCTTGACAAAAGATTATATTCCAGTTAAAAATCTTCTAGAAGATCCAGTTGCGCCTGGCACCGCTGCTCAGGTACAGTGGGATATCAAACAAGCCGCATCTCAACCAAATCCTGGCCAGATTGAACATGTAAAAATTATGCCAAACGAAGAGGGTGGTGCAATTGGTGGAGGATTGGGTTATCATCCAAACATTCAACGAACCGCTTCTGTTACACTAACTGGTAATGTTGTTACAATTTCTGGTGTCGATGGTGCGACAGATTATACTGGTTATGATTTAGTAGACCTTGGAAATCAGGAACAGTTTAGAATTACAAACTGGAGTCTTTCTGGTACAACTGCAACTGCAACTGTAAACGGTTCTTTTACTGGTGGTGCTGGTAGAGATATTCTTATTGCGCCCGGCGTTAATATTTCTGGTAATGGTTCTTCTTTCAGTGCATATGGACTTGTCGTAGACCAAAGAATTGAAAAAATTGTTATCACCAGTACTGGTGCAAATTGGTCTGCTGTAGACAACGCAACTGTAGATGTTGATAATGTTCCAGCATACAATTTCGATGGGACGTTGAATGTTAATGCATGTAAAGTAAAACCAATTGTTTCTCCAGAAACTGGACATGGATTTAATCCTGTAGAAGAGTTGGGTGGTTATTATGTAATGACTGCAATAAAACTTGAATATGACGAACAGTCTACAAGAGAAAATTCTTTGGGGAATTTAGAAACTAAGATTATGTTCCCTGTTGAAGATTCTGAAGCACAGTTTAGACAGATTGCTATTGTCGCTGACCCTGATGCACAGACTCAGGGCGGTTCTACTCCTGCAAACGAAGAGTCATACAGAGGTCCACAACACCCAGATTTTGGTTCTGCAGATGAAGAAACATTTGATATCGTAACTGGTACAGGTAAAGTTCTTTACATCGAAAACCGCCAGCCCGTTTCTAGAGCCATCGATCAAATTGAAGATATTAAAGTAGTATTTGAATTCTAATTAAAATAAAAAACCAGTTGAGAGAAGAAGACACATGGCAATAAATTTAAACGTCACTCCCTATCATGATGACTATGATATCGACAAAGGTTACTTGAGGGTATTATATAAGCCTGGAAATTCTGTGCAGGCGAGAGAATTAACACAACAACAAACAATTTTACAACAACAAATTGCAAATATGGGAGACCACTTCTTTAAAGAAGGTTCCATGGTTATCCCTGGCAGTTCTGCTGTTGATGTTGCTGTTCCTTATATTAAAGTAACTCTTGCGGAAGGACTTACCACCGCTGCAGAATTTGTCGGTAAAGTAATTCAAGGTAATAAGACAGGGATCAGGGCGATTGTCATTTCTTATGCTGATGCTGTTGATTTAAATCAAGATGCACAGATTGATGATAATGATGAACCAACAACACTGTTTGTAAAATATCTTGATGGTGTTGCTGGAGGACAAAGAGTAGTAGATGGTGTTACACTTGAAATTGATGATGAAAATGGAATCGATTTTGTTGTTAATGGAAATACTGTAAATTTAAAAGAGGGTGATACTTCATCCTTCGTAGAGGGAGAGGTTCTAACTGCATCAAATGATGATGGTTTAAATTTAATCGCAACAGTTGCGCTTAGTTCCGACCATGCAGATCCTTTAGGTAAGGGTTCTCTTGCATTTGTTGAAGAGGGAATTTATTACACTCAGGGATTTATGGTTAAAAATCAATCACAAAGTGTAATTCTAGACAAATATGATGACACTCCTAGTTATAAAATTGGATTTGAAATACAAGAAACAGTTGTAAGTGCAAATGAAGACCCATCTCTTTTTGATAACGCACAGGGAACAACAAACTACAACGCTCCTGGCGCCGATAGATATCGAATCAATCTCGTATGGAGTAAAAGAACATTAGATACTCCAACAACAGATAACTTTATAGAAATTATTACCGTTCAAGATGGTATTATTAAAACACATGTAAGAAATACAGAATATTCAGTAATCACCGATGTACTTGCAAGAAGAACATATGATGAGTCTGGCGATTATACAGTTCGCCCGTTCAATTTAGACATTAGAGAGTATTTCAAAGAAAATGGAAATGGTGGTGTATACACCATGAAAAATTTTGAATTTGATACTGAAGTTGCTGCGAAAGATTTCGCACTAAAGAATTTTGCAGATGAAGATGGAATGGTAGATCAGAATGGAAACGGACTTGCACATACAGTAAGTGCATTAGAACTTGTACAGTTTTCCGATCAAAATTTAGATTCGACTGGATTGAAATATTACCCAGGCTCAAGTCACCAATTTTTAGTTGATGCAGTAAGAAATTATCTTGCACTTGGTGTTGAGAGTGGAAAGGCCTATGTTAGGGGTTATGAAATTACCAAAACGGCGACTACATATATTCCTTATAAAAGGTCAAGAGAAAATTATCAAGTAAACAATCACTACATTCCTGTTGATTTAGGCCCATACATCTACATTACAGATGCAAAAGGACTTCCATTAATAGACGAAGAAGTTAAACTTATTAATGTAAACACTTCTTCGATAATTACTGAAGATTATGTCGTTGTAACATCAAATTTAGACGATGCAGATACTGCATATTTCCAACCAGTAACATATGATGAAGATTTAACATTTTTTGCTGGTGGTGGGACTAACTTGGGTGCAAACGCATATGGTATTGATGTGATTGCAAAGGCAAAAGTTAAGGCAGTAGAATACTTTACAGATTCTGATGATGATGCGATAGACGATAACTATGGAACTTCTACTTTTAGACCTTCGAATACTTCTGTCGAAACTGGTATCTGGAAAGTTTTTCTGTATGATATTGAATATGAAATTAATCCCAGAACAAATGTACCTTATACTATGTTGGATGCAAGGTCTATTGTTTCAAACGAAGAAGTTGTTCCAACAACATTAGGTAGTTCAATTTATAGATTTGGTGCTAATGTGTTAACATTGATGTCATTGTCAGATGTGCAAGGACAGTTTACACTAAAATCTCTCATCTATGATAGATATGATAGAGATGTAAGAGCAATTAACTATTATTATAACTCTGCAGATCAGTTCCTACTGGTAAAGAATCTTAATTCTGGAAATGGATTGACTACAGAATCAGGAGTATTACCTAGTGCAACCTTCGTAACTAATGAGTTAATTAACGAGGCAATTGCCAGTGGTTCCTCTGGAACAGATACTACATCTTTTGATGGTAATGCGTCTGCTGATATGACAGGAACTCAGGCAAGAATCACTGGTAAATTTGTACTTTTATCGGATGGTGGTGCAAGTATTATTGATACTGGTAAAAGATTTTTGCAAACTGTTAGATATGTCGATGATGAAAGTGGAAGAGAAACAGTAGATACTCAATACGATGTACTAAAAGTATTTGAAGATCAAACAGTTACTGCCAATGGACAGATTGTTCTAACCGCAACAGATGATAACTCATATTTCATTTCAACTCAAAGTTTATATTTGGCATTTGATAGAGCCGATTTAAATTCTTCTGTGGGTGAAATTGGTAGAATTTCAACTATTTCATTTTCTTCTGATAGAAGAACCGCCACTCTTAATGTCGCAAATTTGGCCGCAGGAACAACTGGTGTTACTGTATACGCACCAATCAAAAAGACTTCTTCCAGAGAAAAAATTAAAACTTTGAGAGAAAATCAGTTACATTTGCCTTACACCTTAGTGGATGCAATTGGACAAACAATTGGACAAACTGACTATGATAATGTAAACGATGCAAATAACGATACATCTCTAAGTTATGATGTAGATTTATTAGGATCAAATTCTAGTGTTGCAACAGGAGTTGTGAATTCTTCAATTCCCACTGGCGCAAATAATGATCTTATTCTTAGTGTGTCTAATTTTCAATTACCACATTCAGATGTATATGAAATCAAAAAAATATATGACACTTGTAATGTAAACAATACTTCTTATAGAATTTCAATTGAATCAAATGACAGAAAATTCCTACATGAAATGACAGAAGCAGATTTTGAATTTGCATTGAAGGCATATACTTTTTATGAAGCGACTGGTGCTTCGCCCTTTTCTGTTGATTTAGACCACACTGTGTATCCAACTCTTCTTAGTATTCAACCACAACTCACCATTGATGGTACAGTAAATCCATTTAAAGAAGAAATTGAAGAATTATGGTTGAGTAATGTTGGCATCGAAACTCCTGCAGAGGTTCCTGTTAAAATTAATGATATCACTGATAGATATACTTTGTTTTCTGGACAAAGACACTCCATCATTCAGTTGGGCGAATTAGAATTAAAGGCTGGTACATTACCGTGTGGTGGCCGTCCTATTATTATTTACTCTTATTTTGAACACGGCGCAGGCGATTATGCATCCGTAGACTCATATGTTAATATACCATATCATAAAATCCCAAGTTTTGAGGGTGTCCGATTACACAGTACATTAGATTTTAGACCTGCTGCAGTTTACCAACAATTATCTGGATACCCATATGGCAAAGGTGTAGTTTCTGGAATTTCTGACTACCCAATTGATGCGAGTGCAATTAGTGCAGATTTGCGTATCTATTTTGGTAGAGCAGACAAACTTTACATGGATAAGTTTGGAAACATTAATGTAAAATATGGGGCCCCTTCTGAAACTCCTGTTTTTCCAACAGACCCAGAAGATGGCATGGTATTGTACACATTAGAAACACTTCCATATACTGGTGTTCCTAAAGATGTAAGTGCCAATATGATCGATAACAGAAGATATACTATGAGAGATATTGGTAAACTTGATAAGAGAATTACTAATTTGGAATATTATACTTCTTTAAATCTTTTAGAAAAAGAAACTAAAGATTTGTTGGTTACAGATGAAAATGGACTTGATAGATTTAAGAATGGATTTGTAGTTGAAAACTTTACTGGGTTTGGAACTGCAAATGTTTTTGATTCTGATTTCAATGCCTCTATGGATACTGGAAAAGGAGAATTGCGTCCATTTTTTACTACCTCAAACATTCCAATGCATTTAGATGTTGTAAACTCTGAGGGATTTGAAGTTTCGGGTAGATGGGCAACACTCCCATATACGAGTCAGTTATTAATCGAACAAAGAAAATCTTCAAAAACTGTAAATGTAAACCCATTTGCAATTTTTAGTTTTAAGGGTTCTATGGTACTTGTGCCTGCGACAGATAACTGGCATGACGATCCAAAGTATTTGGAAGCAAAAGTTATTGAAGAACGAGGAAACACAGATAATTTTGAAGAACTTGCACAGAGGGCAGGAATTCTTGGAACCGTTTGGGGGTCTTGGGAAACGACATGGACTGGTACAACTAACGAAAATTCTACTACCTCTAGTCGCACCGAGTCCAGTGGCAATTTTGACCGTACAGTAACAACTACAACTAATACTTGGAATGATACAGGAACAAGAACAAGATCAGGTGTCACAACATCACTTAATCCAAAATGGACACCAGTTACAACTGATAAACTGGTTAGTACTGAACAAGTTCCATTTATCCGTACTAGAGATGTATATTTTAAAGCCACTGGGATGAAACCAAATACAAAGTTGTTTGCATTCTTTGATAACACGCCTGTGAGTGATTATATTACTCCAATAAAAACATTAAATATTACAAATGTTCCACCAGCAACAGCGCAATATATTAAAAACAATAGAAATATATTTGCAGATCAATATGGTGAATTGAAATTGCGTGGACAATCTACTGCACATGAAATCTTTGTTGCAGATATTGATTATTTGGATGCTACTTCTTTAAAACTTTATGTATTGGAGACTGTGCCTGGTAAAAATAATACTTCTTTCAGTTTAGGAGAGGTTCTATTCTTAGTTGAACGAGATGGGAAATCTCATAACATGGGAAGCTTCCCAAATGAAGGTATTGTTGGTGGTTCTGCTTTAAGATCAGACTCAGCTGGTACTGTTCACGGTAACTTTTCAATTCCAAATAACAACCAAACTCCAAATGATGATGATTTAAAATTCAGAACTGGAGAAAGGGTATTTAAGTTATGCGATCAACCAAACGGAAAACTAGATGATTCTGATACGGATTCTAGTGCAACATATGCTGCAAGAGGTATTATTGAAACAAGACAATTAACAACTGTAAAAACAAGAACAGTTGAAATCGTTGAGTCCGCTACCAGTGAAACAGAAAATGTTGTTTCGGAATTGCGTTCCAGTCCAAATACTAGTTTTGGTAATTGGAGACAGGTTCGTGGATGGGGCGACCCACTTGCACAATCATTTTTAGTAGATGTAGAGGGTGGGGCCTTTATCACAAGTGCGGAGATTTTCTTCTCTGCAAAAGACGAAGTTGTTCCAGTGACACTGCAAATAAGAAATATGGTCAATGGATACCCTGGCCAATATGTACTTGGCGAAAAGATGTTAGATCCAAAACAAGATTTAATTCAACTTTCGGATGATGGTTCTTTAGAAACAATATTTACCTTTGATGAACCAGTATATTTGGAAGAGGCAACAGAATACTGCCTTGTATTAATTGCAAATACGCAAGGATATAGAGTTCATGTTGCAACATTAGGACAAGAGGCACTTGATGGATCTGGAATTATTTCAGAACAACCTTATGCTGGTGTTTTCTTTAAATCTCAAAATGCTTCTACATGGACTGCAGAACAAAATGAAGATTTAAAATTCACACTTTCTAGAGCAAAATTTGATATTAATAGAGATAGTAGTCTATACTTTACAAATTCCGAAATTGATGTTGGAATGTCAGACATTAATGTTATGGAGAGAATATTCGATGATAATTCGATGTTTGTCCATAAAGATAGTTCTCTCATTACATTTAAAGTAAATGATAGTTCTGGGTGTGTTCCTACAAGTTTCTGGCAACCAAACGGATATAATTATGTCACTCTTAAAAATTTCCATGGAACTTACGACCAATATAGTGCTGCAGATTTAAATGGTTCGCATTTGGTTGTTGCAACAACTCATAATTCGTTTACTATCGATATGAGAGGTTTTTTCTATCCAGAAGGAGTGCAGTCAGCAAGAATTGCTCATGGTGGAACTATTCCATCAGTTGACTCTATATTTACTCCTGCATCAAATACATTTTCGCAGTTTAGACAAAAGAAACCAGCTAGTTGGTGTACTAATATTAAATATGATTTAATGAAACCTAACATTACATCTGTTGAACTGGCTGGTACTGGTATTTCGATGAAATTTAAAGCATTGACAGGTACATCGCAGGATTCGACAGAGGCGCCAGGGGTTAAAGACTTAAGTTTCAGAGGAATTACACCAAATCAAAACTATACATTTAATAGACCAATGATGGTTGCAGACAATTATAATGAGACCGTTTTTGATACATCTACGAATTCCCTTGACAAAAAGTCATTGATCTGGAAGATAGACTTAGTTTCTAATAAGGACAATCTGAGTCCTATTATTGACTTAGAAAGAATTGCTGCCGTATTGGTATCTAATGTAACAAATAGTGCTGAAAATGTCCCTAGTGGAGTTAGAGGACATGTCAATACTGGATTTGTTGATGAAACGAGTCCACACGGTGGTTCAGCTGCAACTAAGTATATGACAAGGGAAATTAAATTAGATCAGTCATCAACATCACTAAAAGTTATGGGTTCGGTTTATCGCCCAGATGTGACGGATGTAGATTTTTATTACAAAATTAAAACATCCCCAGACCAAAATTTTGAAAAACTTGATTATGTACTACTTGACCGTCCCGCCGTTTATAGTAAGGCATCTAAAGATATTTCAGACTATAAAGAATTTGATTATGAAGTAAGAAACTTGCCAGAATTTAATTCTGTAGCAATCAAAATTGTTCTTAAGAGTAAAAACTCTAGTGTTGTACCAAAAGTCAGAGACTTTAGAGTTATTGCATTGGCAACTTAATTGGAGATTGTAATGAGACTAAAAGTTAAAGGTAATAAAGACCTTGTTAGAGATACGAACTCGCAAGCGATAATAAATACTGATAACAATGGTTATAATAATTTTATTAGAAGGTCTAATGCACTTAAAAGGCGTGACGAAGAAATAAGAGACTTACAACAAGAAATGAATGAAATAAAAAACACACTAAACTTAATATTGGAGAAACTTTAAATGGCCGTAGAATATCCATCCCTTGTAGATGTGTTGACAACAGACACTTTTGAAGAGTGGAGAGTCAAAACCAATAATTTGAAAGTCTATGCGGAAGCAGCGGCTGCAAATATTGGTAATCTTGCATTCTTAGAAACTGATGCACAATCTACAATCGTTGATGCAATCAACGAAGTAAACACTCATACAGATATCAATACTAGAAATATTGGTAATATGTCTAATCTTGACCCAGAAAATCGTGGGTGGAGAAGAGAGAATCTTGTAGACACCATTAATGCAGAAAATCAATGGTCTGTAGAATATACAGACGATGAAGTAGAAAAAGAAAGAAACGCACGAATTGCAGCAGATAATGCCTTACAGGCAGAATTAGATGTAACCCAAAATGCTGCTGGATTAAATGCTGACGGAACATATTCATTACTTTCTACGGCAACGTATGTTCCTTCTGCGACTAGTCTTAGACAGGGAATCAGTCTTTTAGATACCACTTTGAAAACTAAATCTGATTTATTAGATAGATTAAATCTTACAGTTGGTGGTGGTGCTCTTACAGGACAGTTTGATTATGATGGTTTGGGTGTTAATTATCTTTCTACAGACAGTGATAATAATGCAGTAGTAAAGACAAATCTTGTTGAATTGGATAGTGCAGTAAAAGTTAATGAGGACGATATCACTTCATTAGAATCTAGAGCAACCAGATTAGAAACTGTACAAAACTTCTTGAAATACGCAGTGGGTACAAATAATGATGGTGTGTATGAGGAAGAGTTATTAAATAATTTTGCAACCCATGATACTGTAAGAGAAAACATAGGCGCTCTGGATTTCAACTTGAAATTTGTCAGTGATGAAGTTTTTGGAAGTCTTAAAGATAGAGTTGACAATATTATAACCGAATTAGAAACCAAAGAAGATAAGTTGGTTGTAAGAGGGACGGCCGGTGATGCAGACCCACTTGGTAATTTGTTGAGTGGAGTTGGCGATACCACTTCAATTGTTAATGCTATTAATGCACTATATCTCCAAGTACTTCCATTGATTCAAGATCATAATGCGGGCGGATACGTTAAGAAAACTGGCGATACAATGTCTGGAACACTAAGAATTGAAGGTGCAGATCTCAAAGTTACTGGAAATCAGTCGTTAAAAATTGAATGTAGTGGTGACATTATTGCATTCCAAGTTTAATTAATTAGTAAGAGAAGAGAATTCTAACATGGCAATACCAGCAGACGGCAGACTGAAAATGACGCACATTGTTGCGGAGTTTAAACCAGTAAATAACTCCGCACCCCATTCTCTGTCCGAATATTATAGAGGTGGTGGTAATGTTCCAGATAGATTTAATAATAGAAATATTCCTGTTGGGCCCAGAGGGCGTACAATAAAATATTCTGATTTCCGTGGAACATCTGATGCAACACTTCCTTATAATATTTTAATTCCTACCATATGTGTTGAAGACGCATGGAAATATATGCGCCTTAGAGATGGAACATTTATGACTAGGTGGGATCAGATTAATGATAATAATACCGTCTATTTCACAAGAAATGAAGAACTTGGTTCTGTAAGAATTGATACTCCACAAGATTGGGAATATGTTAAGTTAACTATTCCTGCAATGAGTTTCAAGATGGGAACTGAAGAAGGATTTGAGCAAGTTGGGTATGAACAACACTGGTCTAACAAAGTAGACAATCAACAAGTCTTTGAGGCTGGTGATTGGAAAATTAGAATTCCAAAAGGATACAGAAGACTTAGAATTTTAGCAACTGGTGCTGGTGGTTCTGGTTCTTCACAATATATTCCTGGCCAACCTACTGTAGAAGATTATGTTCGTGAAGGATTGGTAGGTACGGAAGACCAAGGATTTGATGGCGAAGACACAACTATTACAATGCCAAATAATCAGAAGATTAAAATTTTTGGTGGTATTGGTGGTAAACTTTCAAATGCAACAGGAGAGTCTACAACAAGAAGTGGCGAGACTACTGATACACTTCAAACAGAGACTGGAACAGTAACACTTGCAAGTGGTTTTTCAGAAACTGATTATGCCGAAGGTAAGTACAATGGTTCATATATTTTAGAAATTAATAACTCAAACTACCAATTTTATTGGCAAAACCAACTTCTTGCAACATCAAATGATATTTCAGAAGATGTTAGAGATAGTTCTGGTTGGTTGTATACTTCAACTTCTGAAGTTATTGATGAAGATCCTCAAGGTACATTAAAGTGGTATAAGATATCTAGAGTTAAAAGTTTAGAAGTCTCTGCAGAAGTTACGGATAGAATATACAATAGTATGTTGGAAAGAAACGCTAATGCAACAGAGAAATCTAGACATGTAAACTCAGATACTGTGGTGGATGTCATTCGTTATATACAGGGAACAAGAACTGGATTTGTTGATGTTATCGCTGCAAACCCAGACTTTGGCCCGAATACATTTGGAACGCCAGACGGATTTAGATATTTACTTGCTCAAGCAAGTAGTTTGTCTACAAGTACAACAACGAATATTCCAAACTATTCTGGCACCGATACTGGTACTATTAATACCAGTGGTAATCTCTATCAACACAAAGTTTATGCAGAAAATGGTACAACTGCCAATAATAATCAAACAACAACTACAACTATATCAAATGTGGTTGATAATTTACTTTTGACTTTTGAACATCTTGGTGATACCACTTATGCATACAATGCGAGTTTTATTTTCCCAATTAGAACTGTCCGAGGCACAATCTCTAGTGGATTTCCTGCACTGGGAGAATATGTATTTACAGATACCGATGGCCAGAATTACTACAGAGGCGGAAGAATTGGCACAACTGATGAATCCACCGAGGTAACGTTTACCGCCTGGACTGCACCTACACAAACCACTGAAGTAACATCTACTACCGCAAATACTCCTATTGCAGCAAATTCTGCCGCAACAGATTCTGAGTTTATTGTTTCAAGTAGTGGTAATTTTTATTATGAATATAATGCATACTTACAAAATACTACGCAGAGTGTTCGCCCAGAATTAGAAATTTATGTGAACGGTGTTCGTCAAGTTAATTATACTGGATCAAGTGCTCCCACTCTAACAGGAAATCAAGGAGAAATTAGACTTGCTTCTGGTAGATTGAATATTACAAATCCAGACTCTACAGTTAGAGTTGTTACTGATTTAAAAACAGTAACAACATCTACAATTTCACCAGAAATTGATGGGGGTGGATTTAGCACTTTAGCTCGAAGCGGAACACACGATTTACCACTTGGTGCAACTGGCCTGCCCGCTGGGAAGGGCATCTTTATTTGGGGCCATAATTTTTATAAGTCTGCGAAACTATACACTGATACTAATGGAAATGTCAGTGTTACTCACGGATCATCTTCTGATCCTGAAAAATGGTTCTTTATGACAACAGAAGAAGATGCAGGACAATTTACAACTGCGGCTAGATCCGATACAACTCGAATATTTGTAGGTGTCCACAACGCTGGAAAATCAGTATATGTTTGGGGTTTTAATATTTTCCGATCATATACCTTTAGTGTCGATAATGATGGTTACTTTTCTTTCATGCATCCATCATCAAGTGATAATGAAATGTGGTATTATGCGATTGGTAAAAGAGGCGCAAACTTTACAACCCCAGATGAGTCTGGAACTTATACATTAAATCTTGGCCCTGATTACGCTGGAATGGAAGTTCTACTTTGGACAAAAAACTTCTGGGGGATAAACGGACGTAATACGCCTACCGCTACTAGTCCTGCCCCAAGACATCTTGTTTTTGACTCTGAGGGTAAGGTTGAATTGTCCCATTGGTCATCTTCAGATGATGAACAGTGGTACTGGTGTGTTACAGATGGTGGTGCTGTGTCTCAACCAACAGGTGTTGGTGGAATTTCAATGAATAGTTTCACACTAGAAACTTCACTGGACACAGATACAATCGATAAAATTTATCAAAAATATGTTGGAAGAAACTCTAATATAATTGACAGAGACCTTTTCCGTCAACAAAATTATACAGTATTCGAAGGAATCAATTATGTTGTTGGTACTGCCGAATACGCCGCACAATTTGGATCTACAGTTACGGAACCACCTGTCGTAATACCTGGCCAGGGAACTATACCCAGAAAGAGTGAACTGATTAGTGTTACTGGTGGGGTTGCGACAAATAGAACTTACGCACTATCTACTTTACCAACAAACTCTTTGAAATACACAAGAGATAATTTACAAAGTACTCCATTATCATATTATGCAGACCTTCCATCAAGTGGTGCAAATATTGTAAGTGCATTGGTTGAAAAATTCCCAATTAATACTTACTGGTTCGCATCATCAGGATTAGGAGAATTGCATTTCTTTAATAATGATGGTGGAGACGGCGGTTCTTCGTGGCATGGTTCTGGTACAAGAGTTGCACCTGAGTTTCCAACAAATGGAAGTCCATCAGAACCAAATCCAGTATATGGATCTGGTGGTGCAGCTGGCCAACATGGTATGAGATATTATAGTAGTACATCGAAAAGTGCTACTATTGGTGGACAGGCAGCTGCAAGTGGATTCTTTGGTGACTTTATGGTATCGCCCGGCGATATTGTTGATATTAAAGTCGGTAGAGGCGGACAATCAAATCAGACCTCATACTTAGATTTGGTGCCTGGCAGTCAAACTCAAGAAGGTACATATGAATCTAACTCAGGAGATGGTGGAGATGGTGTAGTTGTTGTATTTGGTTCTAAAGGAAATGACTACACAAAAATCTCGAAGCCTGGCATAGCACTGATTGATGATAGGGGTGCAGTTGTTATGTACTCTGTTGCGAATGTATCTTGTGAAGGAAACCAAGAGTTAACTGGTTCAATTTCTTCAAAAGAAATACTTTTATTCGGACAAGGAAAACAGTATTACTTGGTGCATACTTTCCAATTGCAGAAAAACGGAACACAAAAATACCGTGTATATTTATGTCAAAATGGAGAACATTACGCAAAAGTAGAAAGAAGTGGCACTGCGCCTGGCCCATTCTTTAGTCCCCAACCACCAGCTGGATATCTTCCATCCGTACAAATAACTACAGATCCAGTACAGGCGCCAGATGAATATGTTGTCACTGGTGCAAAGAGAAGTGACATTGATAATGATATTCAAAGTCCAGACCCATGGCCGATTAGAAAATGTACGGTTACATTTGAAACTACTCGACAAGCTAGTTATGAAAACACAATGACATTTACTAATATTGGTAGTGGTGGTATTGGCCCGTCATCAATCGTATTTGGCACTAATGCTAGTACACAGACATTTACATTGAGTGAAGATGATGTCTATGTTTTACGTTCCTCTGGATTGCAAAGTAACAGAGCATCATCAATGACAACAAGAGTGATTGATGATGGAAGGTCACACCAAACCACAACTGGTGGTTCAACTTCTGACGGACGGCCGACAGGTACTCTTAAAAATAAACAATTTCCAGATTATTTACATTCTGGTAACTGTGATGAACCCCCTACAGGTGGTACATCTGTTTTTGCCGTGCTAAGACAGGAAGGTCAACGCACTATGTATTATATTAAATGGGGAACAGATGTGATTAAAGGTGATGGTGTTAGTTTTGGAACTGTCGCCAACAGCGATAATACTCTTTCTTCATATGGATTTGTTTCCGCTATCGAAAATAACCCCTACAGTAACTATTCATGGGATATAAATTGGGAAGGATCGTGGTCTTTTGACAACGACAGTAGAAGTACAGAAAGTATAGATTATAATGGATGGCGCTATCATAGGGATCCAAGCAATCGCATTGCCACTTGTACTAAGACTGCTGGGGGTAATACCATAACATATGAAATATGGGGAATATTCAGAAAAGAACTGCCGGGTGGGGCCTCGACAACTGAAAACAACAATAATAGTTGGACTACACTTGAAATGGATGACGGTGTTGATAGTGATTATACTGATTTGAGAGTTACGCCTTCGCCTATGGGTAACTTCTATGTAGAGGGTGGACTAACTCATTTCTCATGTTTCTCTTTGGGGGGAACTGGTACTGGAACAACTTGGACTCGCCCACCGCCTGCAGACACAGGTGGTGGCGATAGCGGCGGCTCTTCTGGAGGAAGCACGGCACCCATAACAGTAGTTACAGATGGAAACGGAAATCCTGTTACAGATGGAAACGGAAATCCAGTATATTCTGGTGGTGGTGGATGGGATGATAATAATAATGAACCGACATTTTCATCTCACTATGAACCATCAACTGGAACTGTAACATATTTTGATAGTCCTATGACACATGATGAAATTCAATCCCTAAGGGCGGATCAGCCAGATGGTGTGTTCTCTACTGGAACAGGACAGACAGGGACAATGATTGGCCCAACTAGAGATGACAACATTAGTGATTCTGGTGGTAGTGGTACTTCTGGACAGTCTGATAAGATTGTTTGTACTGAAATGTATAGACAAACACAACTAGATGATTGGAAAATTGCAATGAAGATTTGGGGATTGCATACAAAGACTCATTTGACTCAGTATCATCAAAGAGGTTATCATTTCTTATTCATGCCTTGGGTTAAAGGAATGAGAAAGAGTACCACCTTAACTAAGTCTGGTGGATGGTTGGCGCAAAGAAGAACACAACACTTAAAGTATATTTTAAGTAGAGATGGTTATGCAGGACATTTAGGTATTGGTGAAAAAGAAAAAGACGATATTGTAGGAAGAATTTGGTGTACTGTGTGGCATCCAATTACTTTTGTAACTGGAAAAATTCTTTCAATATTTAGAGATAAATAGTTGATAAAGTAATGAGAGAAAAAAATTAATGGCACAGAGAAATATAGACCCAAACTACTTTCCCAATTTTGGAATATCTCGTCAAAGAAATTCGTTTACTTCTGTAATCGGCAACGGCGGCGTAAATAGTAATGATGGTAGTATTAGTGGTGGATTTATGGGCGTTCTTGCTGAAGATTTGGCGAGAGAGTGGCCATTATTCGCTGGTGAACCAATCGCCGGAAATGAATTAATTGATGAGACTCAGACTCTGGTTACAACTCAGGTAACAAAACAATTTTTTAGTCAGATATCATTAAACCGCCCATCTTCTGCAAATGGTGGTGGTAGTGGTGTATACGCTGGTGTTGCAAACTTCAGTGAGGTTGGTGATGGAACCAATCCAGAGCAACATGTTATGATTTTTCAGACTACAAATCAAATTCTGCCTAAGTCTGGTGCAGTTGCGAGAGGTATTGATCAAAATTATAGAATAAGATTTGAATTTGATCTTCGCCCACGTTTAATGGGTGCTGGTGTCGGTACAACTGGTGATAGAGAATTTAACAGTGAATTATATCAATTAAATCTTAGAATGGCATCACAAGGAAGACAACAATACAAAGAAGGAAATACCGTACTAGAGGCAGAGTATCAACCAGAATATCATCCAGGCTACAGTTATAATGGAATTTTAAATAGTGGTTGGGAAAGTACAGTCGGTATTCCAAATCCCATGTATGGATGGTTTAAGGTAAATGTAGGAACATCAAATCAAATTAGTACAGATGGCACGATTTCAAATCCACAACTTACAACTGATGGATTAATTACATTGGAAAATGGTTCGACTGTTGATACTTCTATTATAAGAATGCCAGGAGAACTGGTAGACTTGCATTTTGATGATGTAACTATTACTGCAGATGTTGCGAATACAGGGCCATATTTTGTCTTTGGACAAAACACTGATACTGGTAACTATGGTATTAATCAAGGATATTACTATCCAGTATACTTAGATAAGGCTGCAGCAGATCAGGCAGACATTGACGCTGGCGGAACAGGTTCTTCTACAGTTCATACTTTTACAGAGTACCCACTTGCAACCTTCTACATACCAGATACAGGTTCTTCATTTAATCAGGCAGCCGCACCTTCTGGAACAGATTATAAGAAATATGTTAATAACAGGTCGATTAGATTTAGAAATAAAAGAAAAGGTTATGGTTGGTTTAAAAGATTTCCAAAGATGAATGCAGAACTGCAGGGAACATATCCATTTTCATATAGACTTACTATGACGGAAAAAGGTATCGTTCTTTACATGTATGATGATGCAGCTGCAGATCAGGCAGATGACTATTCATGGTTCTGTATTCAAAGAACATCAAGTAATGAATCGGGACTTCCAAGAACTGACGAAGCGTCAAAATTTCCTGTTCATTGTATGTACTCTTGTTCTAGAGAAAGTTTTTATTCTTCTGATGCCGGAATTTACTTTTCTAATCAAGCAGCAAACCTACAGACTGCAGAAGATTTGGTTGATACAGTATTTGATGAAGCGGGAAATATATACAATTTATCAAACATGGACAATTCAAAAACATTCTATATATTGAGTCCATACGATAGAGAAGACTATCTTGCGGATGAATGGCAAGCAAAAAATATTTGGAGATTTGTTGTAAGAGAATTTGATGTATTAAAACCAACTGATGTGCATAAATTTGCAACAAAACATCAGACAGATAGTAATGCAGTTATTAATCCATTAGAACAATTGGCCATTACAGATGAAAATAGATTTATTATCACTTTCCCAACTGGACTTACGACACAAAGATATATGTATCCTAAAGAAGAGATGGATATGATTTGTTTTTCTTCTGCAGAAGTAGTAGCAGAATCTAGTAATGTACCAATGACAACATATCTATACAATGGTACTAATGTAGATAAAAGAAGATACCAAGGAATGCGTTCAACCATGGCGTTTGGAAATGGAATGAGATTACTAGTCTTAGTAAATGGACAATACATCTTTAATAGTGATATCAATCTTGACACATATGACCCTGTAGGAACACCAGCAGTATGAAGATAGTTTGAGAATTTACTAAAACAACAAAAAAATTTTTATAAATATAAAGAAAAATACAAAGGAGATATGAATGTCTATTGCCAGTGGATATAGCATACAAAGAAATGACATTATCGATGTCCCTCACCGCAGTCAAGTTGAATCACACAACGCACTGAGTGGGTCTAATACTTATTTTTTAAGATCAAAAGTTGATATTTCTGATAAGGATTGGGAGTGGGACATCAGAATTGGAGAAACACGTTTTTACCTTAACAGACGTTTTGGTAATAACTCCTTGGTGTCTGGAGTAACTGCAACTGATGCAGAATTATATAGAGATAAAGTTTATGTGGAAGGTAGTACTTCTGCAGGACAAGGTTCAATTAAATATGATTCTGCATTAGGAGAGTTCGGCGCAATTATTTTTGCCGACAACGTTAGTCCTATTTCTGGAGAAGTAATTGAAATCAAGTATATCGAACATGTTACACATTTCACAGGAAATGATGGTGGACTTTTATTCCAACTGGCACACGATTTAACAGTTCATCCATTTGAATTCCCAGAAGTATTTAATTTAAATTTAAGTAGAGATGTAACTTTTGATACTGATGCAGATGGTACTCCTGGCAATGAAATTACCAGTGATTTTACAACAAGTGAAATTCTTAATGAAATTGACGCAGGAACTGGAAATCTTACTGCGTATCAACAAGTATTACCAGTCCAGTATAATAGAGATTATTCCGAAGATGGTACGCCAGCAGACCAATTAGTTGCTGGTAAACTTTGGAAAGTTGTAAGAGAACATAAAGTAGTTACAGAATTAAACTTGGGTTCGGGTGGTTCAACGCCGTTTGCAAATATTGACCCTGCTGACTCGAGCACATGGCCATCAATTATTGGTGATTTCCCACTTACAATTTCTGATCTTGGCTCTGGTGAATTTAGAGTTTCTTTGAATGGAAGAGTTTTACCGTCTGAAGATTGGATTGCGACTTCTAATAATGTTTCAAGGTCAACTCTATTTAAATTTAAAAGAACAGAGGTAATGCCTTGGGTCGCAGACCTAAGTCAATGCGTGTTTACTATATCTTACCATTGGGGCAAGACAATTGATGTTCCGTATGGTGCATTAGTGGGGCCTGGCGGACTTGGCCCACAGCAAGAGACACTATCTGGTGGTGCAAATGATTATTCATGGCCAAAAAACAATGCAGTTGATACTGATTACTGGGCATATTCAAAAGCAACAACATCAGATGGAGAACCAACAGGTACTGCAGTAAATGGTTTCATTGCAATTTTCTACGATCAAACAAATAATACTCCAAATATTACATCTGCGATTACTGCGTCTGGACAGAAAGATGAATTGGCAAGTACAGAAGAAGGCACATCTTGGATGCTTACATTCCAAGAAAATGATAACTTCCAAAGACCATTCGATTTGATATATCCTACTCCAGTTAGTAACGATAAAGAAGATGTTAAAGATGCATTGAGAAGAATTACAAATGGATTCTTAGTCGAGTCCAATAAAGGTGTCGATTTATTATCAGACACAAACTTAAGTTTTGCATCAAGCCTTTCTCCTTCTGCAGTTAGAAAACCACAGAAGTGGAGAATGAGATTCGAGTGGAATGATGATGAAAAATACTTAAAAGTAAATGTTGCAACTGCTTATCAATTAAAAGATGATTTTACGATTTCACAACCACAAGGTCGTGACGGTATTAAAAATCCTGTCTATAGAGAGCCTGGTGAATTGTGCGATGTGTATACCTCTCCAATGATCGGTAGAGGTGCAATCTTACAAATGAGTAAGGCAAAATCACAGTGGTTTAGAAAAACTCAAGTTGAAGACTCAATCTCAACAACATATCCAATGTCTTATAGACTTACAGTTACAAACCATGGTTTGGGACTTTTCTTATTTGACCATGCATCAGTAGATCAAGACGATGACTACGCATGGTTGGTAGTACAGAGACATGTTGACCAAACAACTGGACAACCAGAGTTTACAGAAAAATCTCCAGTGCATTGTGTATATTCACCATGCAAACGTCCTGTAGATGTTTCAAGTCTAACACCATACTTTGCATCACAAGATTTGGATGATTTGAGTAAACCTGGCCCAATTCAAAACTCACTTGGACAAGTTTTCAGATCAGAAGCACCAACTATCTATGTTAACAGAGATGGTGGACTATTCAATGGCATTGTCAATGCTATTGACTTTACTGCACTTGGATACGCAACTGGTGGTAATACACAAAACTCACTTGGTCAATTATATCACACTGATGTAAGAGTAGATTTAACTAGAGGTTTTTCTAGTAATGCGATGGCAGAAAATCAAAATCTTTGGGGACAAACACTATACAGACTGCAAGTGGATGTTACAAACTCGCCTGGCGCAATCGCAGGGGAAACTTTGACGCCTGGTAAATATATTCTGGAATCTGATGCACAAACAGGTGGTGGACGTATTGTTTCATTTAACAAAACAAACGGAGAACTACTTGTTAGTGGTTGGTCTGCTGCAAATATTGTTGGAACAACACAGACATATGCGGCCGGCCCTCCAATTGTCCCTGCACAGGGAACTATTGAAGAAGGAACATCTAGTTCTGGTGATGTTATGGTAGACTTTACAGCAAATCCATCAGGGACACCACAGTGGATTATTGTACCAACCGATGGACTTTCTGGTTCAACATGGGCAGAACAGATACTTGACCCAGTATTTGACCTTCAAATTCAAGGTTTTAACTCATTACCAAGAAGAAAAGATGTGGCACTTACTGCTGGGGCATCTGTTTCTCCCGCCGCACTTGAACAAGTTACATCGGGAACTCCAACAACTGCAACTACAGTATTAGAACATTATGACAGAAGTGGTTCTTTGTTAACTGCAACTACTCCTATTTCAGCTAATTATGTTCTTGGAAACACTGCAGGAATTTCATTCTCCGAAAATATTGCGTTTCCACAAAACATTATTGAAAGAATGTCTACATTTAGAGATGCATCTCAAAGTGGAACAGGTGTTCCTGCTGCAACAGAATCTGTTGGTTTGGTTGATTATAAAGAAGCGGATTCTGCATTACTTGATATTCTATTTGGCTCTCCTGTCGGGAATATGGAAAAAGTTTTTGAATCTTTGGTTGTTGCATTGGATGATGTTGAGGTAATTAGAGATAGTAATGCATATATTTTAACTTATGAAGATTGGGTTAACAATGGAGATCCAAGTACAGTTCAAAGATTTATTGAATCTCTAGACGCTGCAGGGGTTGACACGCTTGGTGCAGACTTTAAATTCCCATCTGTAGATGGTAACTCTGTTGAGTGGAATAATAGTCAGGTTTCGCTTACAACTCCATATACAATTGATTCGGGAACTTCAAATAGTTCAACTGGAAGAAACTTTTTCTCGCAACATGCAGCAAATCCATCATCGCCAACTTTTAGTTTGACTAATACACAAGCAGTTACGACAACTGGTAATTATCTATTGCAAAATAAGTTGCCAGGTGATCCTGTATTCTCCTCACCAAATACTTTGAGAAATGAATATATGTACGATTTCTTCAATCATACATTTTATTTCAAAGTTGCTCCAAGGGCGGGTTCGGAATTGACAATTTCTATTATTAACTATGTTACTTCAAATCCTGCTCAGGGTGCATACATCATAACTATTCCAGAGGATAGAGATTTCCCAGAAAGAAACATGAATGAAGTAAAAACAATCAATAGATTTGTTGTTAGAGAACAAGATGTATTAAAACCATGGGATTTCCACGTTTCTGCAACAATGCACGAAATTGATTCTCATGCTGTTATCAATCCGATGGAACAACTTTCTATCACACAAGATAGAAATTTTGTTTTCTCGTTCCCAACTCAGATAACAACTCAAAGATTCTATTATCCACAAAGTGAACTTGATATTATTTGTATTTCTTCTGCAGATTTCTCAACTCAGTCAGGACATGTAGAAATAAACAAATATGATGATTCGGATGGAGTAAACGAAGAATTTAGAGGTGGTTCTTTTGTTCCTGCCTCAATTTCTTTAACTTCTCCTAATGAAGTTACAAGATATGCAGGACATGAAGGCCCCGATGGGGTTAAGTATATTTGGAGAAAAAATGCCAGAAAGTATGAAGGAATGTCTGCAACATTACCGAATGGAAATGGTATGAGAGTGTTTATGCAAGTTACTGGTTCTAGTATTAGATACAGTGATGTAACGCCTGGAACAGCGCCTGGGTCGACACTAGGAAGTTAAAATAAAATAAAATAATTACATAAACTGGGTATAAATACTTGAAACACTTTAAAGTTATAAATATAAGAAAAAACATTCAAAGGAGAATTATTAGATGACTACTGCATTATCGACAGAGTTCCTTTCTGGTGGATTTTCTATTCAAAGAAACGAAATGGTATCTATGCAACAGCAGAAATACGCACAGAAGTTCGAATTTTTGAATAGTTTCAATCAGACATATACAAGGCTTTCAAAACCGGCCCAACACGAATTTGACAGAATCGCACCATATGCACTCTCTTCACAGAGAAGAGTATTTGTTGGTGGTACTGTTACAACTGTTACACGCCCATTAAAACAAACATATAGAAACGGAAATCTTCCTTCTGTTCTTGGTTCAATTCAATTAGATGCAAATGGTGCAATTCAATCTATCAACGTTCTTGATGGTGGTTTTGGTTATGCACCAAATACAACTTTTAATGTAAATATTAGAGGTGGTGAACCAACAAGTGGAACATTAACTCCTGCAGTTGTAACTGCAACTTCTGATAATTCTGGAAGAATTGTTTCAGTTGATATTATTTCTTCTGGTAACAATTATGATGCAGCCGCTTCTCAATCCTTAAGTGCAAAAATTGATGAAAGTCCAGATGAAGGACAATTCTACGTTTCGTTCTTTGAAGGTATCGGCGCACTTACTTCTGTAAACATTACCAGTGGGCAAACAGGACATAGACCAGGCGTCTATTATGTTGCCACAACAACTACAGATTCTGTTGCTGGTACTGGTGCAAAGTTCCAAGTATATGTTGACGCTGGTGGTACAGTAACAAAAGTTGTTCCTTTGGAGTTTGGTGAAACTTATTCAAATGGTGATACTATTACTATTCCAAATGCAGAACTTGGAAACGATGGTGGAAGTGATTTGGTAATCACTGTAGAAGCAGTGACAACATCAACCCAACTTGCATTTGATTATGGGACAGTAACATGGAGAAGTGAGTCTTTCCAAGTTGGTGATACAGTTCTTTTAGAATACTTCATCGATACTGACAAAGATCCTTCTGCAAGTGACGGTTTCTTAAGAACTCTTGCAAAAGATTTATGTTTGCACCCATATGGTAACTACTATAGTTCTGCGTTTTCTAGTGTTCCTCAAAGATCTGCATCCCTTGTAATTAAGGGCGGTGCGGTTGATGGTGCAATAGTTGAACTTTATGACGATGCTGGAATAAAGTTTGGTGTTACTGACCAAGACGGGTTTACCGCTGCGGATGATGGAAAAAGAATTATCGAAGTAAACGGTTCTGGTACTGCAATTCTTAGAGTTACAGGTGATGGACATACATTAAATCCATATGTTACAACTCTTGAAATGACAAGTACAAACAATGAAGAAAGTAATCCATTTTCATATGAAGATGCAACAGACGGTGAACCAATTACTGGTATGGTTGCAGGGGATAAAGCGTATGCGACTGGAAAGTGGAGACTCGCAATTCCTGTATCCGATTTCGAAGCACAACCATACAATATTATATATCCTTTTGTAGACTCTGATAGTAATACAGCAATTCCTGTTGGAAATAACGGACAACAGAACCACAGAAATGTGATGTCATCGATTAAAAGAATTGGTGATATGTTTGTTGTTGAATCGGAAAAAGGTACAGACTTACTTTCATCCAAGAAAGAAATTAATAGTGCTACAGATGCGATTCCAACTTCAGTTTCATTGACTCAGCCAGTTAAAGATGCTCGTAAACCACAGAAGTGGAGAATGCGTTTCTTCTATGACACTAGAGATGAGTATCTTTATGTAAATGTTGCTACTGCATTGCAAATTAAAGATAACGGAGACCTTTCAAAAGGACAAGGTCGTGACGGTATCAAACAGGCAGTTTACAGACAGCCTGGAGAACTTAGTGAAATTTACTATAACTTCTCAAACGATAGTAACAAGGCGAAATCTGGATTCTTCCGTAGACAAGGTAAAACTACAGATGATACAGAACCAACATATCCAATCGCATTCCGTCTGACTTGTACAGACCACGGTACTGGACTTTTCGTATTCGACCAAGCCTCTGTTGACCAAGATGACGATTATGCGTGGTTTGTTGTTCAAAGACACGTTAATAACATTTCTGGTAAAATTGAATTCGAAGATGGTAAGTCTCCAGTTCACTGCTTGTATTCTCCATCTTCTAGACCAGAAGAAACATCAGATTTTAATATCGGTTTCTTTGCAGAGGTTAGTGAAGAGTTGGATACAACTACTGGTGCAACAACAGTCACATCTAAGTCATTGGATGAATTGGAAATCTTTGATGTAAACGGTAGAAAACTGAAGCCGGGACTTCCAGTGAATGTAACAATTCCTACTGACTCAAGACCTGTTGCATTGATCCCAGAAGCATACGGTAGAGGACTTTCATATCTGAACACTTCTTCTACTGCAAACGTTCCACTTGCCGATCATGGTGCGTTAGGAACAGATTCCGCAACTGGATTTACAGTTGTTAACGACTACTATAAATTCCCAGAGATTAATGCCGCAAACTTCCAAGCGGGCCCTACCGACCGTGGATTGGGTACTGCAGAACTTGCAGTTGTCCTAAGTAATATTACTTCCACAGACAGAGATGCATTTGCATTAAACTTTGGTTCTGCATATGGTAGTTCGTTCGTTCCAGTAGGTGACTATATTACTGGTTTTGAAAATGGTACTGGTGCAGGTTCAAGATATGATGTCGCAGATACTAATGGTGCTCCGTCTTCTTGGACATTAATTAATGATGCAACTGGTGAAGGTTTGAAAAACTATTCCGTTGCAAGAACACAAATGCAAGGCCCTGCTCAGTTAGGTTTGCGTACATACAGAGTTCGTCACAGAAGTTCTGATGGTGTTGACACCTTCTTGGACTACAATGATGACTTCCAGTTTGTAAGTAAAACTGAAGTTGCGCCTGCGACTGATGCAAACGGACAGGCAAGAGAACTTCCAATCAGTTCAACGGTTGCAATCTTTACGCCAACATCTGTTGCTGCAAAACAACTTGTTGCAAAGAGAAGACGCAGGGTTCTTTTCATCGACAACCTAGATATTGGTGCAACAACTGGTACTGGTTCGAATCCTCTTCTTGGAACTGCAGGACAGTTTGCTGGTGCAGTGGGTGGTATTTCAGACTTAACACTAGTTCCTGTTAGTGGTTCTTCATTTGGTGGAAACGCAGTTGGACACAAACTTGCACTTGATGCTGCAGGTACTGCAATCCAAACTGGTGCAACTGGTGGTATTGGACAAGACTTTATTGTACTAGATGGAACTGGTTCTACTGGTGATGTAAAGGTTGGAGATGAACTTACAACCGCAACTGCACAAACTGCAGGATTTGGATTTAGAGTTCTTTCTGTCATTGATACTATGCCAGAAGATGACCAATTCATCTACGAGTATGCATGGGAAGGTGCTGGATTTAATAACGAGTATACCAACTTCTTTGGTAGATACGGTACTGCATCTAACCCACTCTTTGAAGTTAACAGACTTAAAGTATTTGTTGATGGACAAGAGGCAGATGCTGCGGTTCAAGGACAAAATTATCAATTCGATGCGAATGGTAATATTGAATTTGGTACGACTGGTGGTTCTACAGAATACTTTGGTGTTCAAAAACCAATGTATGCATATTCATTGACAACAGATAAAGTTAAGTTTAATGAACCTCTAGAGTTTGCCACAGTTGTTAAGATTTCATATGAAAACTATAATGACGTAGAAGAAAGAGATACTGGTAGATCAACTTACTTGATTAGACTTCCAGAAGACAGAGATATTCCTGCAATCTGGAACGATATTCACAAAGTTGCAAAAGGTATCTACAGATTTATTGTTCGTGAAAACGATGTGTTCAAACCATGGGATTATCATGTATCCGCTGTTACACCACAGGTTGACAGTCCTGCATGTATTAACCCTGTTGAACAGTTATCGATTACACAGGATAAAACTGTTATCTTTAACTTCCCAACACCACTTGCATCACAAAGATTTATCTATAGTGACGCAGAAGCAGACTTGATCTGTATTGCTGGTGCGGATAGTTCTACTCAGGGTGGTATCATTAAGACATCTGCAACTAAGTATGACCTTGACGGACAACATGTTAGTACATTAAGTCCACAGGGTGGTACTGCATCTACATCTTCTAATGCTGACCCACTCAACTTCAGAAGAGAGTATTTCTGGCACAATGTGAAACAATCAGATGGAACAACTGATGCATTTGACACAACAGAAAACTCAACACACAGAACTTATGTGGGTATGATGTCTACTAAACCATTTGGTAACGGTATGAGAATCTTCCTCTTGACAAGAGGTGGTCCAATCAGACCATCATATAGTGACTACACACCAAGAGATGTAAGAGGAATTTCGGATAACTTCCCAACAGGTGCCACTAATGGTGCTATTGAAACTCTTGGAGGAGTAGACTATACATTCGATGATGGTGATCGCTCAGGTGATTTGGTAACTACGGATGATGTCACAATCAATGTTGGTACAACTACAATCACTGGTGTTGCTGTTGATAGTATCTCTGCTGATATTTTAGTAGGTGCTACTGCAACGGCGACTTTGGTAGATACTTCTACAGTTACTCTTACAGTGACTGAAGTTTCTTCTACTGCTGGTTCTATTACTGTCAGAAGTAGTGGTTCTTCCGCAGGAACACTCGCTGCAGGATCGCTCACATTCACTAAGAATGTTGGTTCCTCTTGGAATGGGAATTATGTAAACTTTGGTGCATAATTTATAAACATTGATAAAATTATCATAAATATAGGGGAGACATAAAGTCTCCCCTTTTTTTATACCAAAGAAAAATGTCAGTAGAAAATATATTTTTATTTAACGATGTAGTAAAAGTCAAAGTTGGAATTGATTCTCCAGTTGGAATTGATGCCCCATCTGATGGCCAAGTTGTTGAGCAAAATGGACTTACATATACTTACGATGCGGCGGCCGCCTCTTGGGATATTACCGTATTATCAAATATAGTATTTGTTTCTGGTCTTGCATCTTCCATAACACTATCATTTTCTGTTGGAGATATTCTTGTTAATGGAGCTAGTCAAGGCACAAGCGCAACAATATCTAATAATGATGTAGTACAACTATCATTAGAAAACCCAACTCTAAATCAATCCAATACATATAGTGTTGTTGCAGATGGCACAACAATAGATTATATTGTCGAATTAAATGATCCAGAGGTTGCGAATTTTGATGCAGATAGATCAACCTCCTCAACTAATGATGACCTTGAAAAGATTGATACGACATCTCCTACATCAACTGATTCTGATGTAACTATATTTCAAAGTATTATAAACCAATTAAATGCTGGTGATGTAGATTTTGAAAGTGTAAAAGAAGAACTATCTACACTTATTCAAGAAAATTTTTCAGAAGTGTATCAAGAGGCCCTTGGCGATTTAGAGGTTCTACTTGCCCAAGAATTCGAAGAATTTAGAGATACAATTTTAACTTCTGAAACTGAGATTGTAGAAACAACAGTCCAAGAGAGTGCGGAGATTACAGAGGTTATTACCGCAAAGGATGCGGAGATTGATAGTGTTTTAGAAACACAAGAATCTCAAGATTATACGCAAGAATTGGTTCAAGAAACTTTAGAGACTTCTGAACAAAAAACCTTTGTAGAAGATGAGGTTTTAGAAACTTCTGAACAAGAAACCTTTGTAGAAGATGAGGTTTTAGAAACTTCTGAACAAGAATTACTAGCAGTCACTGATTCTCCAGAAATATCAGATCAAGAATTGTTGGCGGTTACTGATTCTCCAGAAACTTCTGAACAAGAAACCTTTGTAGAAGATGAGGTTTTAGAAACTTCTGAACAAGAATTACTAGCAGTCACTGATTCTCCAGAAACATCGACACCAGATACATTTACAGAAGATGAATCAATTGAAGTATCAGATCAAGAATTACTAGCAGTCACTGATTCTCCAGAAACATCGACACCAGATACATTTACGGAAGATGAAGTTTTAGAAACTTCTGAACAAGAATTACTAGCAGTCACTGATTCTCCAGAAACATCGACACCAGATACATTTACGGAAGATGAAGTTTCTGAAACTTCTGAACAAGAATTACTAGCAGTCACTGATTCTCCAGAAACATCGACACCAGATACATTTACGGAAGACGATGTAGTTGAAACACCGACACCAGATATATTTGCAGAAGATGAAGTAGTTGAAGCATCTACACCAGATACATTTACAGAAGATGAAGTAATTGAAGTATCAGATCAAGAATTATTATCAGTTACTGATTCACCAGAAACATCTACACCAGATACATTTTCTGAAACTATTCAGTTGGCTCTTTTAGATCAGGTTAAAGCAGAATTAATAGACAATGAAGAATTAAAACTATCAGACCTCTTTTCTGATTTAGAAAATATTTTAACAAATCAATTAGAATCTTTTGCCGAAGAAATAACCCCAGATTTTCTACTTCAAGTATTATCGGAATTGAGTGATTCTGAAGAATTAAAAACTGCAGATATTCAAAACTTAGAAGATATTCAGAGCCTTTTAAATCCAGATATTTTATTAGATTTGGAAAATGTTCAATTAGAAGATATAACCACTGAATTAGTCAGAGAAAGTCTTTCTACGGTATTTCAAGAATTCCTAGAAGAAACTTTAAATGAAACATTCATTTTACCAGAAACGGATGAAACTACTGAAACTTTATCAACATTAGATCAGGTAAAAGAAGAAACCGTTGATGTAATAGAAACTACTGCGTTTGATAGTTCAGAAGAACAAGATGTGGTAGAGGAAGTTGCCGCAGAAGTTGATACTACAGTAGAAACAACTGAAGGTGTTGAACAAGAAAGAACAGAAGAGTCTCCAGAAGAACAACAACTGGAAGAAAAGTTGGATGCTGCCAGTGAAACTGTAGATTCTCAGGATACCACTTCAGACGAACAAATTCCTGTTGGAAGTGATGGAGAAGTTGTTGAAGAAGATAGTGGAGATTCTACAACTTCTGATGCAACTGTAGACGATGAAGTTTCAGAAACTTCAACCGATGATTCTGTTGTAGATGATGACACAGATGTTACGGAGTCTCCAGATACAACTGTAGATGATGAAGTTGTAGAAACTTCAACTGATGATACAACTGTAGATGATGATACAGACATTTCTTCTTCTCCAGATGCAGCTGTAGATGATGATACGGACGCCACGGAGTCGCCAGATGCAACTGTAGATGATGATACGGACGCCACGGAGTCGCCAGATGCAACTGTAGATGATGATACAGACACTTCTCCTTCTCCAGATACAACTGTAGATGACGATACGGATGTTACACCTTCACCATCTTTAGATGAGGAAGACGAGGCTTCAGAAACTGTGTCTGATGGAAATGTAGTTTCTGATTCTGAACTTGAAGGTGGAACCGACACTGAAATTCCAGAAGATGCAACAGAAGATAGTACAACTCCTAGTGAAGTACCAGAAGAAGATCCAAGCACGACAGAAACACCAGATTCTGAGGTCGAGGATGAAGTACAACCAGTTTCAGACGATGCAAGTGATGTTACGGATGAACAGACAGTAACTGAAACAGAAACAGATACACCAGTTGATGAATCTGGAGATACCGAATCCGATTCTGATACATCAGTAGATCAACAAATAGAATCTGGTACAGATACTGATACACCAGTTGATGAATCTGGAGATACCGAATCCGATTCTGATACATCAGTAGATCAACAAATAGAATCTGGTACAGATACTGATACACCAGTTGATGAATCTGGAGATACCGAATCCGATTCTGATACATCAGTAGATCAACAAATAGAATCTGGTACAGATACTGATACACCAGTTGATGAATCTGGAGATACCGAATCCGATTCTG